AAATATTCGAACTTATCAAATTTACTCCAGTGTTTTGGAATACCTTGTTGGTATGCAGTCTTAGGCATAACTGTCATAAGTCCTATAATATATCCATGCTCTTCACATTTATAACTAACGTAATTAGACGAGCCAACTGAAACACCATGGCCTGCCATGTTACCTTGTGGGGTATCTTCGGCTGCCGCGTCTGATGTTTGTAATACTTCACTTATGGAGATCGGTGTTGCTGACCCGCCTAAAAATTCTGGTCTCTGCAATCTTGCATCTGAGCTTTGTACTCCAAAGTGAGCTAAAATAACTTCTATATATCTAGAACCGCCTCTAGCGTTTCTTTCTAACCACTCTTGTAATCTAAACGCCCTTCTTAAGTCGTTTATGCTTGAAGCTGTTGCGTCTGTCAAGTCTACTTCAGTGTGTCCTGTAATATCTAACTGTCTTATAGCATTATTATTACTTGCTAAAGTCATATAACCTTGTGCTTGTCCTACTCCTGTTCCAGTTGTAACAGGGTTTCCACCAGATCCTATTCTATCACCATCTGTTTTTTGTACCCAAGATGCTAAATTTAAATCATTATCATTTCCAGTTATATTCATAAGAGGTGCTGTTGTTCCTAAAGGAATTGTAGCCTCTGGTCCTTTCTGTGTCCAAGGTAATGCACTTGTAAAATAATCGTGTTGCCATGCTCTGTTTTGAATAGTATTAACTGTACTACTCCAAGCATTTAATCCACTTTGTGCTTCATCATCTACTTTATCACATAAATTTTGATCTCTATAATATTCATTATAAATTTTATTATAAGCCATAAATGGTAATACACTAATTTTAGTACCATTATATTGAGCTGAACCTTCTGTAGGTAATCCAAGGTAATCTCCTAAACTACCATTCTGTATATTATGTCCTACACCACTATTAAATTCAAAATAAGGAAATACTGGCGGGGTATATCCTGGGTCTGCGGCATCTTCGCCACCTGTAATGTATTCTTCCCATTTATCCCATAATATTCTATTAGGGACAAAGAAGAAGTGACAATATACACTTGATTCGTGCATAACTGGTGCTAGTAAAGGTGCAAACCTTACTAATTGCGTTGTTTTTATATCAAAACTATCTCCTGGTACGCATTCCATTACTGAGATAGGTGTAATTTTTCCGATACTCATAGAAAATTTTCTACTATGAGATAAATCGAAAGTATTGTGTTGAGGTCGTGGCATTGCCACTTTACTAAAAATACTCATCGTTTTTTCGTTTTTTTGTTATTAAATAATTTCAAAGAACTTTGTAATCCTTGGGTTAAATTTTTAAATATTGAAGAACCAACTATTGCCGTTACTACTATTCGTGCTTTTTGTCGGCCTTCTTCAGTATTAAGATTAATACCAAATGCATTGCCTAATATAGTTCCCATATAATTTCCTTTAATGTATCCTTTTTCAGTTACTTTTAAATCTTCTTGTAATAATCTTACTGCAAGAGAATCTTTTTCTGCTTGAGACATAGCAGATGATATCTTATAAGGTAATACTCCTTCTTTTAATTTGTAATCAATGTTTTTAATTGCTGCTTCAGTTTTAGTCATACCTACTAAATCATCGAATCGCTCGTTTAAAAGGTCGAGTTCTCTCCCTTTTATTCCAGCTTCTGCTGCATTTTTCATAGATTGTGTTCCTTTTACTAGTATATCGGCTTCTAAATTGTTTGATTGAGCCTGTTTTACTCTTGTATCCATAAATGGCATCATAGGATTACTAATACTATAATCGGGTGCTTTACCTGGAGCTACTGCACCAGCGTTTCCTACGGCAGAACCGGGGCTTGAACCGTATATTAAATTTGGATTGAGTCCGGCTGCTTTAAGTCTTGCCATTTGCTCTATAGGATGATTATATGCGTTTTGTCTGTGCCATTGTTCTAAATTATATTTTCTTGCTGCGGCTTCTCTTTTCTTGGCACCTTTGTTTGAGATTACGTTTGATGCTATACTACTAGCTGCTCCTATTAAACCTAATCCATATTTTTGTCCGAATGTTGACATATTTTTTATTTAGTTACCTCTCCCCCCGAAAGGGGAGGGGTGTTGTAAACTACTTATCTGTTTTCTTTAAAATTTTATCTAATCTTTCTAACTCTGTGTTAGAAGTTTTAATAGTTTCACTTACTCCTTGAATTAAATCATCAAATGATATAAGTCTAAGTTGTAATAGTCTAAGTTGTTGTTCACAACTTACACATGTAGACAGCACGAGATTTTTTAATAAATCTTCGTTTTTAAGCTGTTTTTCGGTTTTTAGGGTGTTTTTATTATTATCCATAAGTATATATATTTGTATTTAACATAAATTTGTTATATAATTTATATTAAGTTAAGGGCTTTTCCAAGCTTTTGACACACTTTTTTTTAAAAATCTAGTTAGCACTTTCACTTCGTTTTCGTTTTTATTCGATTTTGTAAAGGGTTTGGTGTCAATTAGCACTAATATATCAAGTATAGTATTAGTGCTATAACAAAAAACCCCTTATTGTTTAGGGGTTTTTTTATCAGCGTCTAATTCTTCCGACGCTTCTTTTTCTGCCTCTGTGTCTTCGACCACAGGTTTTTGCGGTTTATTGGATGCAATTTCTGCATTGATTTGCTTAGTGAGTTCTTTGCGTTTCTCCTCGAGCTCCTTTTTATATTCTAACATCTCTGTTAAATCATTGAATCGAGGAACTTCAGTATCAAAATATTCTCCTTGTAAATCGGGTGCACCAAGAGATACACCTCTTGAATGTCTATCTAATAATTCTGCAATTGTTAGATTTTGATCGGGTAAAGTCATGCTTTTACCCATCTTCTTTTTATAACCAGAGCTCTGAATTGTTTTACCAGAAAACTGTGTTCTTATTACTTTTTTACGTTTTGTCATAATTTCGCGCGTTTAAGTGTTAAAGTTTTCTCCCGTTTATCTACCATATCTATCCAAATATCTCTTTTGGTTTTTCCATCTATTTCAAACAAATCGGGAGTTTTCATTGTTTGGATTTCTAACCATTCTTTAAAGAGTTCTTTTAATTCTAGTTTAGTAAATATCTTGTTTTTATAATATCTAGGCATTGAAAGGATATGACCATTTTCATGTACTATACAGAATAATTGTCTGTCTTTATAGTATTTAATCATTTGAGGGGTAAGGTAACATTCTCCTAGTCCTTTAGACATAAGTTGAAATTCGGGTACTCTATCATCATATATACCGAATTCTTTGTCTATAATTTTCTTAGTACCACCTTTAGTAATGTACCCAACAACATAATTAATAGTAGCAAGATTGCTAGGTGTAACCAGTACGTGTCCATGCTTCCAGGTATCTCTAATTTGCGTAGCACTGTCAATAATATTTTGTGGTAAGTTAAATACGATTGCATGATAATGAGGTCTAGCTGTTTTAGTTCCATATTCGCCACAAGCGAAATATTTTAAACGGTTTTTTCCTTTCTGTGCGGGAACTAGCTTTCTAAGACGTTTAAAGAAATTCTGATAATCTTTTTTAAGAAGCGTAGGTAAACCATTTGCTGATAGGGGGGCTTTTTCATAAGTAAGTGTAAGAAAACATGATGTTTTAGCTTTCTTAGATTCTTCATTAATTCTAAATGACCAATGCGATGATCTCCTCTTAAGGCAAGGTATACACTTTCCACAGGGTACGGGAGTCATAAGATTCTCGTTCCTTATATCTAAGTTTTTACTCTTAACCAAAAAAGGAGATTGACATTGCATAACATAAACTATAACCTAATACCTCCACGAGAAACGCGGAAACTATTATATTTTTTAGACTTTCGCTTTTGAGCTCCAAGTCTCTTTTTATATCCAATTGATTTGTACTTAAGTCTCTTTGACTTTTTGTAACGTCCTTTTGTTTTATACATAATTACTAAATTGTAGGGGTTCCGAAATAAGGCATCGGTCTTCTAGCCTTTACTTTATTGTGCAGATATACATAAAGATTTTCATCTTCTGCTGTTACTGCAAATACTCTATCTACTTCGTCTTCTTGACATTCAACAAAATTTGCATTAAGTGCCGGTCTAGAACCAAAGATTCTTCCCATATGCCAAAAATTAAGTGATGATCTAAATTCTCCGTGAACTGTGCTAGGAATATATTTATATTCAGCATATCTAGGAGTATATCCAAATACTTCTTCATCTTGATTATCTGTTGCGTCAAGATATAATTCCTTATTCAATATTGGTTGTTCACCAATATTTGCAAAGGATGGCCAGAAATATTCGAACTTATCAAATTTACTCCAGTGTTTTGGAATACCTTGTTGGTATGCAGTCTTAGGCATAACTGTCATAAGTCCTATAATATATCCATGCTCTTCACA